AACTCCAGATAGAAGGCTGCAAGAAGCCCTCGGCGCTCCGCTTCCGCAAGGTACATCCCGATTTTCTCCTGCGGCAGGATCTTCATTTCCCGTTTCTCAAGCTGCGGCAGCTTACAGCCTTGGGCGGGATTGCTGAGGATGAGCCGCTCCGCCACCGCCTGCTCCAAGCAGTTGTGCAGCAGTGTGTGAACGCCCCGCACCACTCTGGGGCTGAGGCTTTTGTCCTTGAGTTCAGGAAAATTTTTGCGCTGGACTCGTCCAGTTTTCTGGAGGTTGTTGTAAAACCGCTGGATCTGAATGGTGGTCAGCTTGTCCAGCGGGATGCTGCCGATTCCGGGGATGATGTGGTTCTCGATGTAGTTGGTGTAATAGGATTTCGTGTTGGGGCGAATACGGGGCTCGGCGTAGACCTCATACCACGTTTTCATCCACGAACTGACTGTGTAAGTCCCTGCTTTGGATACGTCTAACTTTTGACTTTCGCTGATCGCGGTCTTGAGTTTCTCCTTGACCTCGGCCTGCGTCTTGCCCAGCACGTTCTTGATGATGCGCTTTCCGCTCTCCGGGTCATAGCCCGCCGTGTACCGACCCTCCCAGCGGCCGTCTTTCCGCTTGCGGATGTTCCCTTCCCCGTTTGCTCGTCTTTTTGGCATGGTATCAGCCCCTTTCGCAACGAACAATACCGTAATCAAGGCAACAAAGCTATCCGAAAGTCGAACTGTTATCAGAAAGTTATCATTTGCCCCTCGGAGCCGCGCCGCCTTATCTTTGTCTATGGTGGCGCAATTTCTGCGCTGCCGGGGAACGCTCTTCTTTTGTTACAGCGGTGCGTTTTTTGGACGGTCAAGAAGCCCTTTCCATTGACTACAGCGGCGCAAAATATACCCGTTTTCCTCCGAAAATCGCCGTTATCAGAAATCACTTTTTCGGGTAGTTGAAAACGGAAAATTTCTCAACCGCCTGCGGAAGGGTCACCTTGAAAAGTCCGCCGTCACGGGGGTCTGATGCCCCACACGTTCACTCAAGACTGCGAAAACACCTTTCAAGGTGCACCTTAGACTGCGGTTTCAAAACCTCGGAAAGCCCCGCACTGCGGGGCTTTGAGGCTGAGAGGTGCCCAATTAGGGGCACCTCTCTTTATCTTGTACTAAAATCGAACGGCCCTCACCGCTCGAAAAACTTCCCTGTAAAGTTTGATTTTTCGCCCAAAACCGTTCCCGCAACTATCGCCAAAAAGTTACCGCCACAACGCTGTTTCAAACCGCTTCTTATTCCGATTTTCAACTTCCCTCACAAACGCCCCACATTCGCTTTCACGGGTGAAAGCGGGTACACACTCGGCTTTCGGAGAAAGATCGCACACAGCGGCTCACATGCCGAAACACGGGCGTTTCGGATGGGGGTGGTATCACTACCCTCGGACCGTTCCGCACGTTCACAAACATCCCCGGGCCGGGTATCAGAACGGCATACTTTGCCGCTTTGGGGGCTTGGTCGGGGGTGCTCCCAAAGAACGCAGAAAGCCTTCGGAACAGCGATGCGCTTATGCGCGTCGCTGTCCCGAAGGCGTCGCGGCCCCGCTGGGCTGCGTGATCTTTATTCGCATGTTGATTGCTCTGCTGGGAGGCCCTGTTGCAAACTTTCCAGCGCTGTGGTACGATAAATTCGATAAACTGGAATCTGTCATGCACTGAACAAATTATGTTGGTCGAAAACCTGTACCATTTTTCTAAGCAGAAACTTTGTAAGAAATTCGTAAGACTTTCGTCGATTTGTTTGTAAGGCTCCGCCGCTACAATGGAGACAGCTTCAAGGGAGGAACTCGCTATGAACGAATGTATTCTCGTGGTCGATGATGACCGTGAGATCGTAGGGGCTATCGCCATCGTGCTGGAGCGGGAGGGGTATACCGTCCGCAGGGCATACGATGGGTTGGGAGCGGTGGAGCAGGCGCTTGACCCGGCGGTACGGCTCATCCTTATCGACGTGATGATGCCGAAGCTTGACGGGCTTTCCGCCCTCATGCGCATCCGGGAAAAGCGGAACCTGCCGGTCATCGTTCTCTCTGCCAAAAGTGAGGATACCGACAAGATCCTCGGCCTCTCCATGGGGGCGGATGACTATGTGACCAAGCCCTATAATCCTCAGGAGTTGGCCGCCCGGGTACGGAGCCAGCTGCGCCGCTACACCCTGCTGGGAGATGTTCACGCGGAGAAGCGTGAGGGCGAGATTGTCAACGGACGCCTGTCCTATGACCCAGAGCGCCGTGAACTGAAGGCGGACGGCGAACTGGTAAAGCTCACTGCCACAGAGTTGAAGATTGTGGATTTGCTGATGCGAAATCCCGGACGGGTGTTTCCAGCGGAGGAAATCTATCAGCGGGTCTGGCAGTCTGACAGCTACGCCTGTGAGAATACGGTGATGGTTCACATCCGGCGCATTCGTGAGAAAATCGAGTTGAATCCCAAGGAGCCAGACTATATCAAGGTGGTGTGGGGTATTGGATACAAAATGGAACAACACAACTGAAGCTGTGGAAATCGAGCCTGTAATGCCGCAGAGAAAGGGGACCGGTTTGCGCGCCGTGGCGGCTTTTCTGACGTTTTTCATGGGCGTGAGCCTGACGCTGGGCAGTCTGTGTGGTGCCGTAGGGCGCCGGGCTATTGGAAGTGATTATGCGGAATGGTGGCAGAATGACTGGCAGGAAACACCGGTGTTCCGCAATCGTATCTCCAACGATCTGGAATCCTTTCTGGCGATAGGCGTTGGGAGAACGGTGGACTGGTATCATCCGGATTATTCTGTTGAGGATACCGTATCCGGAACAGGTACGATCTGGTTCTTTGCGGATACACCAACGGCAAGCTGTGAAACACCATACGTTGAAGCGCATGACACGTCCCCGGATTCCGCATACAAGCACGATCTAAACACGATTTATGCGATTCGCGCAGCCGATGGCAAAAAATACAGCAATCTGGAAGAAGTGACCGGTTACCGGATGGCATTGGATGAATACAGCAAGCTGCCGAAGGGCTACAACTTCCTGCTGATCTATGAGGACGGCAAAGTCTCCATTTGGAAGGACGGCAAAAAGCTGTCCGTCTATGACAGCGATAACATTCTGGACGAGGACTCTCTTTGGAATGTCCCCGGCTATACCAATTTCAAGGTCGGCGAGGAAGAGGCAAAGGTTACCATAAAAATGGCTGTGCGGCAAATCCCCATTCTCTACAAGGGCAGCAACAGCTATTCGTACAACTCCCTCTACTGGATATACCAGAGCCTTCAGAACAGCCACGAGGCGTGGAGATCGCTTGCAATTTCCTTCTGCGTGGGGCTCGTGCTGCTTGCAGCATGGTTCGTGCTGAGGAAGGAGCGGTACGCGGCAGATCAAGCCATCGCCAAAGTGACCTTCCATATCTGGACGGAGCTGCGCTTCCTTGCGGTGTTCCTGTGCCTGCTTTGTCTGACGGTTCCCATGCTGGCGGCTGCTGACGGCTATCTCTGGTGGTATCCGGACGATATACCTTATGCGATAATGCAGACCCTCCGCTGCTTCGGTGCGGGGTTGTTCAACCCCGGCGCAGCGCTGGGGCTATTCTGGGCGGTATGGTTCATCCGTAATGACCACCGTTATCATCCCGCCGAAACGCGCAAGAGCCTATACCGTACCGTATCCAGCGCCATGCGGAAAAATGAATTGGCCTATCCCATACAGAAGCGGATCAATCGCCGGATCGCCATTCGTAATTTGGCAACGGTTCTCGCCACGCTGGGTTCTTTCGCTCTTTTGTACATTTATCTTGAAACCTATGACGAAATCGCGCTCTTGGGTATATGCGCCGTTTGGCTGGTGCTTGGCCTGCTCTCCTCGATTTTGTGGGGACGCCGCGAACGGGCGCTCGCCCGTGATTTTGGGCTGCTGGCCGACCATGTGGCCGCGGTCCAGAGCGGCGAGTTGACCACACCGCTGGATCTGCCTGCGGATGCAGACCTGCGTGAGACCGCCGAACGGCTCAACAGTATCCAGTCCGGCCTAAAGGCAGCGGTGGCAGAGCAGACCCGCAGTGAGCGCATGAAGGTGGAGTTGATCTCCAATGTATCCCACGATCTGAAAACGCCGCTGACCTCCATCCTCAGCTATTCTGAACTGTTGATGCAGGAGCCGCTGGAGGGAGCGGCCTCGGATTACGCGCGGATCATCCAGCAAAAGGCATTGCGGCTTAAGAGCATGGTGCAGGATGTGTTTGAGATCAGCAAAGCCGCCAGCGACCAGCTCCCCGTGAAGCCGGAGGTGCTGGACTTTGGCAAGCTCCTGCGTCAAACCCTTGCCGACATGGATGGCGAGATTCAAAAATCCGGCCTGACCTTCAAGCTTGACCTGCCGGAGCAGCCGGTTGAGATCACGGCCGACGGTACGCGCCTGTACCGGGTGTTCCAGAATCTCCTTCAGAATGCCCTCAATTACAGCTTGCCTGGGAGCCGCGTCTACCTCTCTCTGAAAACCACCGGCAAAGCGGCAGTCGCCTCCCTCCGCAACACCTCCCGCAATGAGCTGCCGGAAGGTGTGGACTTCACCGCCCGATTTGTGCGGGGCGACGAGAGCCGCACGGATGGCGGCACCGGCTTGGGACTGTCTGTTGCCAAGAGCTTCACCGAGGCCTGCGGCGGCACCTTCCGGGTGGAAACCATGGCGGACCTCTTCACCGCCATCGTGAGCTTTCCCTTATCCATGCATGAACCCAAGCGGTGAAAGATGCAAATATAAGGAGACATGGGTTGAACGACAAAAAGAGGATGGCACTGGCGGAGATGTTTACCCTGCGACCCACACCATGACCCACGAACAGAAAAAACGGGGCGGAAACAACGGAACAAAGCGTATCTGCGGGTGTGAAAATCCCGCGGCAAACCCGCTTTATTCTCCCAAAATCCCGCAGAAGACGGCCCTATCGAATCTTCACACGCATGAGGCCACTGGTTCGAGTCCAGTAGTCTCCACCACAAGAAACCCTGTAGTCGCAACGGCTACAGGGTTTTTATTTTTTCCGAGTACACACAAAAGTACACACTTGATATTTATTTCAGCGAAATCACATCGTCAAACGCCTGCTCTGTATAAGCGGCAGCCTTTGCCAAGTCCCCCGCCATCTGATGCCCATAGGTGCCCTCGGTATCCATATCTTGGCTGTGCCCGATGGTCATCTTCTTCAGACCCTCCGGCATTTCCTTGTTGACACTGACATAGGTGTGCCGGAGCTCATAAAGCGAGGTGTGCGGGATTTTATTGAACTCGCAGTACCTCCCCCATGCTCTGTAAAAATTCTTATGGACCAGGCAGCCGCCGTCCGGAGCTGGGAAAAGATATGGGGAAACTATACCATACTGCCGCAGCATAGTCCGCTGGGCCTCCACTTCCCTCTTTGCCCTGCTGGACAATTGGAAGGTCCGCCGGGCGTTATTATTTTTCCCCTGCGTGGCCTCATCGTGAACATTGATAGCGCCCCGGACAGTGACCCTCGTGCCTTGAATATCGTTTTTGTCCTCCAGCGCACGCAGCTCCCCCGGCCGGAGCCCGGTCAGGACCGCAAAGCGATAAGCGTGGATATAGAAGTCCTCTGTAGGCTTCCCCCGCCACAGCGTTGTGCTGCAGGAGAAGAGTGTTTTCAGGCCGTCCGGCGACACAATTCTTTTCTCGGACTTTCTGGCGCCGGCGGGGATAGTGAGATCTTCCGGGTGCAGACTGGTCTTGCCCCGCTTCCGGCACCATTTCAGCCAATTCAAGAGACAGCCCCGGACATCCCGCAGCGTCTTATCGGCGAGGTTATTCTTGGAATATGCCAGGTCAATCACGGCCTGCAGGTCGCCTTCAGTAAGCTTGTTCATGCGGAACACGCCGATGACGGGCTGGATGTAGAGGCGGATAAAACCACTGTACTGTGAAGCGTGGCTCTTGCTCTTGGTTTCCTTCAGGTAGTCGGTATACTGATTCAGGAACACATCCACCCGGGTTTTTTCGGAGGTTGTATGATCCTTCAACCACTTCTCTGCCTTCCGTTCGGCGTCAGCTTTGCCGCGCCGGCCAGCGAGGGCGCTGGTGAAGGTCTTACGGACGCCGTTGTCCTGTACGTTGATCTGCCAGCGGCTCCGGCTCTCGATCCAGATCGCTTCACTTTTTCTTTCTGCCATAATAACTCCTTTTATCTTGCCACCAGCGCCCTTTCGTGGTAAGATAAAAGGGCGCAGTGGTGCCTTAGTGTGCCTTTCATTTTTCATTACTGTGGTAGGTATGGGAAATTTGCGCGATACCGTCCTCGGTGCTGGTAACACCGGGGGCGGTTTTTATTATTTCCGGAAATCGACCTCAATCACCCGATCTGAGAGCCACCGTGCAGGAGCTCGTCCAAATCTTCCACATAAGGATCCAATGCGGTATCCACGATGTTGCGGATCGGCTGCTCCGCCTTCAAGTAAGCGTGCAGGAGAAGCATGACTTTTTCGGCCTGATGGCCGTCAAGCTGGTCGATGGTGCCGATGATATCGGTCAGAGAGAGGGCGACTCTTCGCTCCAGAGCCTTGTAGTACAGTATGCAGAGCTTAGCTTTATCGTCGCAGGTATAGGTGGCGTGGATGCCGTGTTCAGTACCATAGGTTCGGCGCAGCTCTTCCACCGCCGCCGTGCGGCCGCTTGCAGAATCTTCTGAGAGTTGAAGCATCAATTCGAGGTGTTCGTCCGAGTTGGCTACCCAACCCAATAAATCCGCGGCGGGAGTTCCAAGAACACGAGCAAAGTCTTTAAGGCGCTCAATGTCTAAGGACTTTATATCACCATCTTCATATCTCTTAACAGTAGTTTCATGCAGACCGACGAGTTCGCCAACCTTTGCCCTGGAGTAACCCTTGGCCTTTCGTGCTGAATACAATCTCTTGCCGACCGCTTTGTTGAAATCGTTTCCCATGTTCGTCACCTCATATTTAGCTTGCTCCAATATTACAGCAAACTATACTGTAATGCAAGATTATTTTATGAAAAAAACAAAAAACTTGCATGAGGGTATTGACAAGCCCAGCCGATTAAGTTATTATCATAACACAAAACTTGCATAGCACGCAAGCTGAAAGGAGGTTTTATAAATGCCTGACCTAAACAAGCTCAAGGGCATCATGGTTGAAAACGGAAAGACTTACGTCGACGGCGCCAGGGTTATCGGTTGCTCTGTTACTTCATTTTCTGCGAAAATGAACGGGAAGAGTAACTTTACGGTGCTCGAAGCCAATGAGTTGAGCAATGCGTTGAACCTTTCCAAGGAAGACAGGGCAACTATTTTTTTAGTCTAAATCTTGCATGTTATGCAAGATTTGCGAAAGAAAGGCGAGGGCATCCCCTCGGACAATCCCAGTCAGAAAGGAGTTGATATGAATGCGTTATGACGGAATCGATGAGGGACACCTCAACCGCACTGAGCGTCTTGGCCTTGCATATTGTCGTCTCAACTCATTTGAGTGGGACCCTATTCTGGGTGAAAAGCCAGATGGATTTGACAATCTTCCGAATTATACGGAAAAAAGACGACTCCCGCTTTTTAAACGAAAGCCGTCCAAATGTGATTTTGTTGCGCCTGCGATTATGGCAATCAAGTCCATTATCGGAGAGGCCAATACCAGCCGTTAGGGGACGCCCTCTTCGTTCAGCTGATAAGTGGGTTTCGAGCTGGAAATTTGGAACTGATTGCCCTTCCAGCTGACCTGCATCTGACTTACGTAGGTGGTGCTTCCCGTGTAGTAGATCATAAGGGCGTGGTCATCCCCGCCCCGGACGACCAGATAGGTCTCTGCACCGCAGAGGAAAAAGCCTGCGGGCATTTTCGGAAATGTAACGGTGGTGGGGTTGCTGTCGCCATTTTTGCCGGTGCCT